TAGATAGAGGAGTCATAACTCTAGAGAAACATATTTATAATAGCCATGAATCAGTTTGAACAACCTATATTCGGAAAAAAGACTATGGGAGACCTCTATAAAGAGATCTACGATAATTCTAGAAAGAAAGAAGCTCAGATAAATGCTCTGATACAAGAGCTTAAGCCCATGGTTACAGAGATAGGAGAAGCTACATTAGTAGTTCCTATGATTGCTACCTATCTTGAGATAGGAGTAAAGAATGATGAACATCTTATTAAGCTTGCTAGCATAGTACAAAGAGCACAGCAGAGAGCTGAAATTTCAGGAGAAGAATTTGGACTTACTGAAGCAGAAAGAGAACAATTATTTTCTGAGATCAAAGCAATCGGGGATAGTAAGTAATGAGCTTTCTTAGCCTTATAGAGAGTCAACAGACTGAAGGTGGGGATAATAATTCACCCTTCTTACCGGTTAGGGTTAGGGAAGTAATATTGGATGGTTCTAGAGAGGAACTAGGAGGTTGGAATGCATTAGGGTATATTAGATGGGATCAGATTAGCGATCCAACATCAACAGGACCTGGCTCAGTAATTTATGCTAAACCACTCTTTACTAACTATAAGAACTTTCCTCTTAAAAATGAGCTAGTTTTTCTTATAACACTACCAGACCCAGAACTGCAATCTGATACCAATTCCGTTAGCTATTATTATTTCCCCCCTATAAACGTATGGAATAGTACACATCATAACGCTATTCCAGATAACGTAAACTATAATAATATACCAAAAAGTCAGCAGCGAGACTATGATACTACCTCTAAAGGAGGAGCTATCAGGAGAGTAAGCGATGAGGGTACTAATATAGATTTAGGAGTAACTTTCAAAGAGAGTAATAAAATATATCCCCTCATACCTTATGAAGGAGATTTGATATTTGAGAGTAGATTTGGTAGTTCATTGAGATTTTCTAGTACTATAAAAGGCAGTAGTAATTTTTGGAAGGGTAAACCAGGTCCCATCACCGTACTATCAAATGGCCATAACCCTAGTCTCGATCAAGCGGGATGGCTACCGGTTTCTGAAAGCATTGATAACGATCAAACTACCCTAGTTTTATCAAGCAACCAAGTACTGTCCTACTCCCTACCGGTTGTAGGTACCGGATTACAAAAGCTTAAAGTTGAAGGAATTAACTCATTCTCTCAACCACAACTAGTTTTAAGTTCCGATAGAATAGTTCTAAATGCAAAGAACGAAAGCCTAATAGCAAGTGCTAGAAACTCTATAAACCTAAGCTCTACAAAAGTATCAGTTGAGGCGAACGAGACCTTTTTTGTAAACGGCAGTGAGATTTTCCTAGGTTTAGATAATGAAAAGTACCCTACCGAACCAGTCATACTTGGTAAAGAATTTTTAGATGATTTTCAAAAACTTCTTAATCAAATCGATAACCTAGCATCTAAATTTGAAACTTTTATAGCCCTACCGGCAGGAACCCCCTACACAGGCATATCAACAGCCGCTATTAAGCTTAGAATTACAACCAGTAAGATCGATAAGAGATTAAAAGGAGACTTGTATAAATCTAAAAAAGTATTTGTAAGTCGATGAGCATAGGTTCAATCATACTAGTAATTGTAAGACAGCAACTTCAACTTGAAGATAGGCTTCTAACAGCTATTGATATTGAGATTGAAAAGTTCAAAGATATCTGTCCTCCTAGAGAAGTTCTATTGAAGACCATTGAGATAAAAAATAATATTAACTCCGGACTTAGCAATATTGAAAAAGCTATTAATAATACTCAAACCTCTAGCAATACAGTTAACAATATTCTAACCGGATCAGAGTTACTTATCAGTATCGCTATACTCCTACCAGCACCTAACCAATTTACTACATTAGGACAAACAAATACTTATGCTACTAGATTGATAGACTTAAAAGAAGCTATCAAAGTAGGAAAAGGTTTATCAAAGAGTTTAAACGATTTAAGTCAAACCTTAAGAGGAATAGTAGTATCGGTCCAAGCAAAAATTAATCTATTAGATCAAGTAATATTACGATGTACTCAAGAAACAGATATTGCTTTTCAAGCTACAAATAATCTTTTTGAAGTTACAAATAATACTATAAACGATTTAACTGAAAGAACTACTGAACGCCTTTTTAATGGTTCAGTATTTTACAAAGGGTTAAGCCTAGAGGTAGTCTTTGATGAACAAAACTTTACTACTTTAAAAAAGCGCTTTGGAAGGGCGACTGACCCAAGAGGAGTGGTAAAGTTTAAAACTAACTTAACTTTCTCAACCGATAGTAATATTATTATCGAGGAATTAAAACTTTTAATTGATAATCAAGTATAATTTTTAGAATCAAAAATATATATAATTATGAAACCTAGCGAATTTAAAACCTTAATCAAAGAAGCAGTAAGGGAAGCTATCCAAGAAGAGTTGAAAGACATTCTACTTGAAGCAGTACGGGGTAACAGAAACACCATTTCTGAAGTTCAATATAGAGCTCCTATTTCACAATATCAACCCACTCCTACGAGCCCAGCTCCAGCACAACCCCCTAGATCTACAAACGTAGAAATACCTAGTAGATTAGCCGCTACTCCCTTACAGGAAATGCTAGCACAAACTAGAGCTAGTATGAACTCTTCAGAATACAAAACCATTCTTGATATCGACTCAGGTAATACACCAGGTATGAGCAATGTAGATCTAATGAACGGAAAATTGCCCGAAGGCGAAGTTTCAATGAATACAATTATGAAGCTTGTAGGTAGGAAATAATGGCATATCAAGTTAAACAAATTAGCCCATTAGACCTAAAACCTTCAGTAGGGGTTGGGGTAAATATACCTTTCTCAGGAAAGGCGGTATTTAATATTACCTATACAACTAAAGAAGCTATACGTGCTAATATAATTAACTTCCTACTAACCAATCAAAACGAAAGAGTATTTAATAATAATTTTGGTGCAAATATAAGAGCATTTATTTTCGAGATGATTAGTAATTCTTCACTAGATGGATTACAAAAGAGATTAAGCGATTTACTAGTTCAGTATTTCCCCAATCTCACCATCTCAACACTTACGGTAAGTGGAGACCCTGATTCAAACTCAGTGTATATAAACCTTGGTTACGCTATAAAATCCTATGCAATAGAAGACAACTTCACAATAGCAGTAACAAATGGCTGAGAAAAGAGATATAAAATACGTAAATAGGGAATTCGAAAGCTTCAGACAGGGGCTTATTGAGTATACTAAAACCTATTTCCCCACCACCTACAACGACTTTACCCCAGCATCACCGGGTATGATGTTTATGGAGATGTCTGCTTATGTAGGAGACGTTCTGTCGTTTTACTTGGATAATCAGATTCAAGAAACCTTCCTACAATATGCCCGACAGCAGGAAAATATATATAGTCTAGCCTATACAATGGGCTATAGACCTAAAGCAAGCTCAGCAGCTATCGCTACCCTTACCTTCTATCAACTCATACCTGCTACTGTTAGCTCTAGTGCAACTATTCCTGATTTTAGGTTTACCCTAAACGTACCTCCTAACACTCAAGTAGCTTCAGTTGTAGACCCTAACGCGACGTTTCTTGTAAGAGATAGGGTAGACTTTAGCTTCTCTTCTTCTGAAGATCCAACGAACCTTAGCGTATATCAGGTAAACTCAACTACCGGACAACCTGAATTTTATCTCTTAGAGAAAACTAGAGAAGCAATATCAGCAACCACAACTACTTTTTCCGCTTCATTTGGTGCAAGCCAAAAGTTCTCAACTGTAACTATCTCAGATACAAACATATTAGGGATACTAGACGCAACTGATTCCAACGGTAACACCTGGTATGAGGTTCCTTACCTAGCTCAAGAAATGATCTTTGATGAAGTAAAAAATACTAACACCAACGATCCTAATTTTTCAATAGGAACTGATGCTAGGTTTTTGCTTAAATTAACCAAGCAACCTAGAAGATTTGTAACTAGGTTTAAAGACTCAAGTAATCTAGAGGTTCAGTTTGGTGCTGGAACGGTAGGCAGCACTCCGGAAATCATAGTACCAAATCCTGAAAATGTTGGATTAGGTCTACCGTACAAGAAGGAAAAGCTTACTACTGCTTTTGCTCCTTCTAATTTTCTATTCTCTAGTACCTACGGAATAGCACCCTCTAATACTACTCTAAGTATCAGGTATTTAAAAGGCGGCGGAGCAGTAGCTAACGTAGCAGCTAATGAACTAACTACAATTACAACAGGCGGAACTCTATTCAATAATTCAGGACTACCAGCAGGAGCGGGTACCGATGCTATATTTAATTCCTTAGCAGTAAATAATCTTACCGCAGCAACCGGTGGAGGAGATGGAGATAGCTTAGAAGATATAAGACTTAACTCAATGGCTGCATTTGCCTCTCAGTTAAGATCAGTTACAAAGGAGGATTATCTAGTCCGAGCATTAAGTATGCCTGCGGACTATGGAACAGTAGCTAAAGTTTATGCTCAACCTACTATGCGATCGGATGTTAATACCGGAGAAACCCCAAGCACCCTTGATCTCTTTATCTTATCTTACGATAGTATAAAGAACTTAAGAACGGCAAGCTCTGCTATTAAAAGCAATCTAAGGACCTACCTCACACAGTATAGAATGCTTAACGATTCAGTAAGGATTAAAGATGCATTTATTATAAACATTAGCGTAAACTTTGATATCATAACTCTGCCAAACTTTAATAACAATCAAGTAATTCTAGAGTGCATAAATCAAGTGCAAGGTTTCTTCAATATCGATAACTGGCAGATAAACCAACCTATTATATTAAGAGAGCTTTACGCTCTTCTAGATTTAGTTAAAGGAGTACAGACGGTAAAAAATATTGAGATTCTTAACAAAGCAGGAACTGCTAATGGTTATTCAGTTAACGCTTATGATATTAAAGGAGGTACGTTAAATAATATTATATATCCTTCTTTAGATCCAAGTATTTTTGAAGTTAAGTTTTTGGATTCCGATATCCAAGGAAGAGTAGTAAATCTCTAGCATGTCACAAATTAACATTGACCTAGTACGCGAGCAGTTTAGTAAGGCGGCATTTAGTAAGGTAGTTGATACTAAAATTACTAAATTAGTAACCGCTGAAGTAACCGCTGTTGAACCCACTACTGAAAACATTCAGCTATTCTTTCAAACCTACGATACCCTTTTCACTGCAATACCAAAGTTTGGAGCTACTAATTCTCATGAATACCTAGTTCAGCAATCAGGGAATTATATCGATGCCAATAATCAACAAGAAGAAATTGCTCTTTTATTAGAAGAGATCAATAGTCTAAGAAACGAATTACTTGAGTCTAATAGAACAAACCTAGAATTTGAAAGCAAACTAACCAATGGATAATATAACGGTAGTAGATCTAGGAACTGGAGGAGAACTCAACTCTCAAGATATTAACATTCTAGAGGGATCATTCTCTACCTCTCTATTTACCCCAGGTAGAGATAAGGTAGAAATTACTATAACCACCCTCAATGAAGAGCTTCTAATTAGCGACCCTGAGTTTATTCTCTACTCAGTAGAAAACGACCCCTCTCTACAAAATACAAGCCAGATATCGACGGTAAGTATTGATGTACAAAGAGTCTTAGATTATTACGAATTCGATAGAGGAATTTTAAACTTAAAGTTTGACTTTTACACCCCCCTATTCTTTACTAGCGAAAATAATAAGTTCTATATCTCTGAGATATCAACAGATAGAACTGAAGCTAGATTAGATAGTCTATCTCTAGACGATCCTACAGTACTAAAGAGCGTTCAAGATTTTATCGATGAGATAAATACTAGTGCTACTATAGTTTACTTCTACTTAAACTTCGGAGGAAACGAACTTATTCCTGCAGTTAACCTTATACTAGATAACAGCTCTATTGTTGTTAAGTTATACGAAACTCTACCAGCTGAGTATGAGTTAAAGAATACTTTCTTCTTAACTCAAAAGATAGCGGAACCGGTTAATTACCAAGTAACAATCTCTGATACGGTAGTTGACGACCTAGAGCCTGTTTTCAATCTAAAAGGACCTAACCTTAATTTAGATATTAAAAACCAGATAGGAGTAACAAGTAACTACTTCAACGCAGGCAACTTACTAGCAACTACTTTAACAAGCTCATTCTCGCAATTAAGCTCACTGCTGGTTGATAAAGGAGTAGAGGTAAATATAGATTACACCGACTACTCAAACTTTATACATTATTCTTCAGCAAGACAGAGAGTCTTAAACTTCTATCAGAAGGTTTCATTGCTTGAAGACTACCAAAACGAACTAGGACGGACGGTCTTTAATGTTACAGGAAGCACTTCGTCTTCTTTGTTTGTTAGTCAATCTAAGGTAATTATTCAAAATAAGATTAATGAGATTAAGACCAATCTTGATGGTTACGAATATTTTCTCTATTACGAAAGCGGATCAAAAGCATGGCCAAAAACAACCTCCACCCAACCATACACTCTCGCCGGTACAGGAAGTGCTGCGGTAATCAGCTGGATAGGAAGCTCCAATTCAGCATTACCAGCATATGGAGGGCAGCTATACACCGGATCTTTATACGACGAACTAAACAAGGATAACTTACTTTTTACCGTACCTGAATACCTAAGAGAAGATAGTGCTAACCTACCCTATGAGCTGTTTATCAGCATGATAGGTCAGCATTTTGATAATCTATGGATATATTCAAAAGGAATTACCGACAGATTAGATTCAGATAACAGACCTGACTTCGGAGCTCCTAAAGCTTTGATGGGTGATATTTTAAGATCATTTGGACTTAAAGTTTATACCAATCAATTCTCAGGCGATGATCTATATTCTTCATTAACGGGTTTTTCAATTTCAGGTTCAGGGACACCCAGCACGGGTAGTGAAAAAATTACTTCCTACGTTACTGCTTCAACCTTTATCCCCGCCAGTGATATAACAGTTGAAGTCTATAAGAGGATATATCACAACCTACCCTATCTCCTTAAGAAAAAAGGAACGGTAGAAGGAGTAAGAGCTCTAATCAATATTTACGGAATACCAGATACTATCCTTAGAATCAATGAGTTCGGAGGAAAAGATAAGGTA